TAGAACTGTGAGATTATGTCCTCTATATCCATGTCCATACCGACGAGGTTAGCCCTTTGGGCTTTAATCATCTTGATTATCCACTTCCACAGTTTGTCTAGGTCCCAGTCTATTAGGCCAATTTCTTTTGCTACGACGCAACCTGCATATACAGTAGCGCCCTGCGCTATCCAAAAACGCTCTTGAGGCTCTGCGTTTAACGCTTTAACTAAGTCCGTACGGGTCTGGAGGGTTAACTCTTTTACCGAAGCCCTGTTCCTAATAACGTGCTGTATAAACAGAGGCCCTGCATGCCCATAGTTTTCGGCTAACTGGTCATTTAAATCGTTTGCCTCTAGCGTATCTTTAGCGCCATGCAGTAGCTTAGTGGCAGTGTAATCTACTACGCGCCCTGCTTCCCCTTTAGGGGATGATCGGTACTGCCCCGCTACGTCTCTTATACTGTTATTACCAGTAGCGCCACAATTCAAAGACCAAGGTTCGCCCCTGTACCGCTCAGCGTTCTCGCCCCTGTTACTCATACGGTTCTTCTGCACACCATCACTAATGGCGTAACAGAAATCACTAGCGGCTTCGGGCTTGTAGTTAGACACCTCGTCTATGTAGAGCGGCAGGTTCTTCAGTACTTCTGCGCGGTTCCATGCTGAGTTGGGAGTGTCCTTACCTATCAGTACTAACTTCTTGTGGTTACCCCATACGGACGCCCCGCCCCACATACCTGTGGTCTTACCTATACCTGTCTCTGGACTGTTGAGGTTATATATACAACCGGCTATGCCGGACATAAACTCCATGAGTGGAGAACCGAAAGATAGCCCGAACATATACTGATGCTGCTCAAACCCCGGCTTGTTGTAGAACTTAGCAAGGTCCTTCCACTGCTCTAACGTGCCCTTCTTATCAAACATAGACACATACTGAGCGGTGCGCGATCCTGCGGGGTTATGCTCTATGCGATTAGCAAATATTTCTTTGTCTCCAACCACAAAAGACTTACCGTCCTCCGTCCATCCGAACTGAGACTTAACTTTAATCGGTGGGCCTTCTGGTTTGAGTTTAGTTATCCAAGCGCCTATATATTCCATAAGTTCCTTCTGGGTACTAGGTAGTACCAATACGTCATTTGAATTCAACGTAGCCCGAAACGATTCAGTAGACATTAGGTCTTTTTGAGAGGCGACGAACGTACGCTCACCCTCGTAGTCGCTTGTGTGGGCTATCTCATAGCAAGGCCCGTCTATGTCCAACATACGCTTCTTAACGTACAGATTGTCAGGACATATTATTATTTCTTCACGGTTACCTTCTTTGTCGTGCATTACTTTTGCTACCCCACCACCTTCAGGTCTTACATACTTGTCTGGGTAAGTGGGTATCTTTATCTTTTCTAGTACAGATTCTTTCTTGGGCTTAGCTTCCTGTACGTCTTCACTTTCGGCGTCGGTAGCTTCAACCTCTTCTGCACGTTCGTCGTAGAACTCTTCCTCTACTTCCGCATAACCCTGTACTTCTACTTCATCGCTTTGGGCTAGCTTAAGCTCTCGGCATAACGTGATTGGGCTTTTGATCTTACCGTTGTTAGGACACCCTTCGCATAGGCCGGGGCAATCACTGTCGAACGTAGTACAGAGGTGTGGGTACTCAATCGACGAGGCTATCTTTTCCGTCTCATCAGCACTGTACTCACTGTAACCCTTTGATATTAAATGTATTGCAGGTAGTCCAACAACTCCGTCTGTATCGCAGCGTTTGGCAATAGACAGGGCGTGAGTCCACTCTGGGTAGGTAAGCTCATCTGGTTTTCGTATGGCTTTGTCTATGTGCGCGCAGCCACTACCTTGAGCAGTCTTCATTAGAATGTTAGCAAACTTGTACGTGTACTTATTCTCGTTACCCTTTGCGTTGTCCATGTCGGCCTTATCGGCACTGGAGTATTCTCTGGGAGGGAGAACTGGTATCAAATCTACGGGCAGCTTCGCGGCAAACTCCGCCAAAACCACTGGCCCCTTAGCAAAACTAACTACACGAACTTCTGTAGGGGGATTGTCTTTGAAGTTATGTGTGTTCGGTATGCGTAACAAACGCGCAGCGTCAGCAGTTACAGCGGGGTCTATCTCTAGTCCTTCCTGTAAACACGCAGCCTTTAAGCTAATAGCAACCGGTAGCCACTCCTCACGGGTGTACGCCCGATCAAGCGACCAGTATATGTGTAGACCGCGCCCCGAATTAACTACAGTAGGACGGGGAATATTATGTTTTTTATACCAATCTTTGAGCGCGAGTAGCGCTTCTTGTTGTGTGCTGTAGGGTTTACCTTTTCCGCAATCCAAATCTAGGAACAGAGATTTTATATGGTGTATGTTTTCGCCTTTGGTACTAGTGTCGTCAGTAAAAGACGCCGGTGCAAAGTACGCATCTCGTTGTTCTAAATCAAAATTATTTGCGACATCGGTAACAGAGTCTAAAGACGCATAGGTCTTTCTTATCATCTTTCCGTCTTTAAGACCTGCTACGCAGTAGTATCCTTCATCACTCAACACAGTACTTAGAAACTGTTTGGTGTCCATCTTTTAGTCCGTATCTTAGAGGGTGTTACGGGTGCCCGAAGGCACCCGCTTGTTGTTAGTCATCAAATTCATCTAGCAAAGAAGCTAAATCAACGTCAGGTGCCGGTGCGTCTTTTTTCTTCTTAGACACCTTAACTTTGGGTTCCTCTACCGCTTCCTCGTCGTCATCGTCAGCTTGATCGAACAAGGACGGCTTTTCTGGGGTAGGGCTTGGGACTGTATCATTAGTTAGTTGTGGAACGCTAGTCTCTTGTTTAGGTTTTATAGATAGCGTAACTAATTTTAGCGTGCCCTCGTCCTTCTGAGCATCTACCGACATGCGTAGCTCATCTTTGTCCAGTATTCTTACCGGCTTAAACAACAGCTTAGGCGTAGAACTATCGGTGTCAAAGCGAAGCTCAGTCATGATGGATGCTAGTGGTACGTTCTGCGCGTCGATCAAACGGGCGTAAGACTGTAGGCCCATCTTCTTCTTGTCATCACCGAACACACTAGTAGCGGGTAAGGATAGTTGGTACACCGCATTAGAGCGCAGCTTGCCTTCTGCATCAGCTAGCATTACTGCAACACGTTGCTGGAAGCGACATGCGCGAGACTGGCCTTGTCCAGAACCTTTAACATTCTGCGGACAATCGAAACATGATACTGATTGGCGGGTGTCACTTGGTACGTCTTGCGCTGGCTTACCACTACCAGAATCAGCAGACCAACAAGAGGGTGGGTTGCTCGCACCTGCGGTGTACTGGACATCATAGAACATGCGTGATACAGGTGAGGTCTTAACGATTACTATGTTAATAGAGCGCCCGTCAAGTTCGCCTACCTCTTGTCCATTTACTACCTTACGGAATACGCCGCCACGAATACTAAGACGGTTAGTACCACCTTTAGCACCGCCACCGGACGCGTTCTTATCAGGCTCTAGTTGTGCCAGTAAGTCTTTGTACTCTTGTGGCATGTTGTCAAACAAAGCTAATTCGCTCATAGGTCTTGCTCCTCGTTAAAATCCAGTTCTAGTTGTTCTGTAATTTGGCCTTCTTGTTCTTCTACCGGCTCCTCCTGTTTCAGCGCTTCGATAACAGCGGGCAAATTAAAGCGGTATGTGTAACCCACTTTTATATAAGTACTTCTTGGTATAAAGCCCTTATTTACCCATTGCCTAATCGTGCTTACTTTTACAGAAAGGTGGTCGGCGACATCCTCAACAGGGACGTAACTTTCTATTCCACTCATTTCTTCCTCCGTACAGTAATAGAATACTCACTGTCTGCGTTTAACCCCGGCGGTAATACATCAGGGTTCTCTTCGAGAAACTCTTTCATGTTGCCTTGATGAATTCGTTTCTCTAATAAATCCACCGCTTCGTTTTCTACGATGAATCGGTTCATTGCTTCCCAGTCGCTTGTCCAGAAACGCTTTCTCTGGGTGCGCCAGAACGTACCAGAAGCGGTCTTTACAGACTCAGTTCCAGTGGCCTTGCAATGTTCTAGTAGAGCTTGCTTTACCTTATCTAGTTTGCCTTCAAGTTCTTTCTCTTGCTCAGCAAACGTAGCAGCTAACTCGTTTTTCTTATCTCGAATCTTAATGTATACAGAAACGAGGCGGTCGAGGTCCGTCACAACAACGTCTGTCATGATTCATAGTTCCTTTTTTGTTATGTTTTATAAAGTGTATTGCAGTTTGAATTATAGTTCAAGTATATCTTGGTATAAATCTATCATCTTAGTATGAACATTAATTCGTTCGTCTAACATTTTGTACAGCCGTTTCTCAACGGGCGATCCTTGCAGTTGTACTACAGTACTTGGGTGCTTCTGTCCCGAGCGATGCACACGAGCATTAGCTTGCGCGTAAGTTTCGAGAGAAGAAGTTGGTCCCCACCATACGATTGTATTCGCCGCAGTAAGAGTCACGCCATGCGCAGCAGCTTGCGGTTGTATAATAAGTACGCGGGGGTTGTCTGTTTCTTGGAACGCTTTAAAGATGGCGGTGCGTTTGTTTGCACTTACATCTCCGTTTATCACGTCGTTGGTAATACCTTCTTTGGTCAGCTTTTCTTTAAGTATTCCAATGACATGCTTGAACGGGACGAAGATAAGAACTTTCTGGCTAGACTCGTCGATAACTTCACGCAGTACTTTGTACCGGTTCTTAACATCGAACTCCACCGTCTCTCCAGTATCGCTATAGACCGCACCACATGAAATCTGCAATAGCTTGTTCATGGCAACCGCTGCGTTAGCCGCAGTAATTTGTTCGCCCGCAGCAGTGGTCATCATTTCTTTACGTAGTAGTTCGTAGTACTTCTTTTGCTGCGCCGTCAACTCTACTTCGCGCTTTACGTAGGTCATCTCTGGTAGGTCGAGGCATTGTTCTTTAGTGAAACGTATTGCAGGTTGTAAGCAGTTATAGACTATATCGTTAGCGTTGGGTTTCGGTGCCCACTTAAACTGCGTAACTTTGTGCATTACTAACTCGCGGAAGGCGCCAAAAAACCTAGGGACTTCTTTAGGGTTAACTAGTTTAGCTAGTCCGTACGCGTCAACCGGCGACTGTGCAGCAGGAGTACCGGTCATCATCCACAACCAAGTGTCCCCATTCATTATGCTAGCCAGTACTTTCCATCGCTTAGACTGCGCGTTCTTGTAGTGTGTCGCCTCATCTACAATAATCAGGTCGAACCCACCATTAGCTATATCGTCTTTTACTATCTCTACACCATCGTAGTTAATGACGACGAACTCAGTATCGCTGTGGATTATTTCTTGGCGTTTCTTCTTAGCGCCGTGCGCTATGTCTACTGTACGGTGCATTGCAAAGCTAAACAAATCAGCCCGCCATGCAGAGTCCATAATAGATAGGGGGCAGATAATAAGTACGCGGTTTATCTTGCCTTGCTTCATCAAGAAGTCAGCCGCCCATATAGCAGAAGCTGTTTTGCCTGTGCCCTGCTCGTTAAAGCAAAAGGCGCGTGGGTTCATAGTAAGAAAAGAAGCGGTTGTTTTTTGGTGGTCGAACGGTGTATAGCGCCCGGGCCAATCGTAAGTACCCAGAATAGGTGAGGGTACGTCCTTTATGTTTAAGTTTCTAAGTACGCGGGCTTCGTCTACACCCCACTTAACTAGTACTTCGTGCTCACCTACTGCCTTGCTTGTTGGTATTGCCGTTGTGATTTTCGCAGGATTACGAAGCCGCAAGAGCAAGCCCCTGTTATCTATAATTTGCATCATTCTCGCCTGTAGTTACTTCTCTAGGTTACGTTCTTTTTCTTTTTATAATTTCTAGCGCGGTTCTTGCTACGGCTCTCTACAGTCACGCCGTCCTTGTTACTACCGCCTTTGCTTAGCGCTTTCTTATGACTAACGTCTTTGCCTTCACGCTTGTCGGCCTTACCGTTCTTGTTTTCGTCCTTACCTTCTTTATCCATCTTACGTCTAGCGCGTTGGCGTTCCATTCGAGCTTCAAACTCAGGACTGCCTACGGGCTTGTTCTTTTGCTTGGGTCTATCTTTCGGGTTCTTGTAAGGCATGTCGTTACCTCTTACCGTTATGTGGGCATTCCAGTACCACGCACCATGCGCGGCAAAGCCCCGTTGGCCTTGCGTTCCAAGTATCTACCTCAAACGCTTTCTCTAGCTTACCGTATTCACCTAACCACTTTTCCCAAAGGGCAGGCTCGTTCTCAATAGTGTACGTCTCTTTGATAAACGCGTT